GAACTGCTGGAACCCGCCGATGGCCGGAACGTTGGCACCGACGCCCAGACCCGGTCCGACATTCTTGCGTTCTATGGGTGCAAGGTTATTCTGCTTATTCGTGACGTTCTCACGGTTATACAGATCGTAGACGGGCTCGCCATGTGGGTACCTATTCGTGATCGGTGACCAGTCCTGGAGACTCGGTACGGCCTCTTTGGGCGGGAGGTAATCGTCGCCTATACGCCGACCGAACGAAGGGTTGATCGGCCGGAGACCGTACGCGTCCGCCTGATGCGTATGAGCATCTCCGGCGAGTTCTGTATCGAATTTCGTCAACTGACGAGGAGGGGCCTGCATGATCGCGGTGGTTGGCGGCGAAGGAGGAGACTCGTCTCCGCTAAATCTTTGACCGGCAAACACAAGACCAACGACAGCCGCGAGGGCCAACGGATCCATATTACTTTTAGTTTTTATTAAATTTCCTAGCCCGTGTACGGAAACGGACCCCGGCCCGTCTTGGCGGCCCAGGGCGTAGGCTTGAGCGTCAAGTACGGCACGACGGAAGGGTTCCTCTGATCGAAGCGGTTGTTCTGGTCGTTGCTGTACGTGCTGATGGGGTTGAAAATGAGCGTCGGGAACGGGTCCCGCAGGTACAGATTCGGGAAATCGTACGGGCGTTCCGTGTACCCTGCGTTCCACTGGCTCGTCGTCTGGGACCGGAGGGCGTCATCGACGCGCACAACGTCATCGAGCAAGATCGTAGCCGGACCTTGCCAAATCTTCGGCTGGAGCGTGAGACCGTCTGTACGGAGATTGCGCCCCATCGTTACTTTGTACCTAGTTTTTTTTCTAGTGTCCGCCTCCGTAGCCACCTCCGTTTCCGGCACGCATCTGCGTCTGCTCTGGGAAGTGGAACCGGTCGCTGTCGATGTTGGCCACGCCCGAACCATCCTTGGCAAAGGGAGCAAACTTGGCGCCGAAGGCCCCCTCGGCAAAGGCCGTCTGGTCGTTCGGAATCGTGCTCGAGGCCGGCGTGTAAAAGTTGCGCTCTGCGTCCCTCTTCTTTTCAAACGGATGGATAAAGTCCCAGACCTTGGCGGTCTCTTCACGCACGCTGGGAGCCCATGCCGCTGGAGGACGGTCCGGACGGTCCCTGTAATCCGTCATGAGCACGTTCCCCATGGGGTTATCTATCGTCGGGAGCGTGACTGTGTCCCGGCCCCAAAATGCGGTCCGATCCGTCTCGGGTTGGGTCGGGCGGAGCTTTCCGTCTGGAATCTGATTGTTCACGTACAAAAAGTAAAGAACGCCCAGAACAAGTAGGCCCAGCGCCAGAATACGAGCGTCGCGCTTTATGAGATACAGGACACACATGGCGTACACGATAAAGCGAGTCGTGGCGCTGACCCGGTCCTTGGCTGACTGCGTCGCTGTGGGCCAGAACTGCAAAAGTTTGTCCTTTCGAAATATTTCTTTAGGATCCATCTACTACTTACTTGGTAGTTTTTTTCGGCCTGGCGCCAGAAGGGCGACGGCGCGGAGGGGCTGTAGCAGCAGCTCCGGGCCCCATCATACCAGCGAGCAGACTGCTCATGATGGATGGATCGAACGCTCCACTCTCTGCGCACCTCTTTGCGGCGCCCTCTATCGCCTCGAGCGTCTCGGGCGGGAACATGGAGAGCGTCATGGCGATCATGTACAGACCGTTCAGGTGCTGCCAAATGGCATCCTTGGTCCGCGCACTCGCCGAGGCCCACACGGGCCCGAACGAAAACTGCTGAATAAACGAGGGGTCCCGAGACGTAAGCGCCTGGGCCTTGGCGGTCGCCAGCTTCATAAACGCCGTCATGGGAGCCTTGGAGTCGGACGCCTTGAGCTCATCAAACTCGGACTTGAATTGAAGGACGTTCGGGTCATCCGGAAATGCAAGGCCGAGATCTTTCACAAAATCGCTGTACATCTCGTTAAAGGCGTCTAGAGAACTCATTATTTCTGGGACGTCTCATCTTTTTAACTTAAAACGGTTCGAGACTTACGGATTCCCTGTGGCCCGAACCCTGAGAGACTATGAAGTACACGAGGAGCGCCACGAGAAACGCAGGCTTGGCGTACTCCGAATTGGGAACCTGGGTCCGTCCGTTCAATTTGTTTTTGCCATACAGGTACGCCATGGTCACGGCGGAGGCGATGACGGCAGCGCTCAGGGGCTGACGAAAGTAATGATCCATCTATGAGAATTACACATCTTTTTTCCCAGTCTCGGGCGCGTCCGGGAACAGTTCTTCACGGTGCGTCACGGGCGCGACGGGCGTGACCGTGACGGTCTTCGTCCCGCCGGGCGTCTCTGAAATTTCTGGAAGCGCAGGAGTCCCGGACGCTTCGGCAGCATCGAGCGCCTGATCGAGATCCGGAGCGGGAGCCTCGGGCTCCGGGAAGGAATCGGGTTCCGGCTCCGGCTCCGGCTCTGCGTCCCCGTGTTCCATCTCGAACTCTTCAGCCTCTGAAGGCATCGTCAGGTACGCGTTCAGGATCTCCTCGGTCGGCACGAGATTCTCTATCGTCTCACGGATACACTTCGTGAAGCGCTTGTTGAGTTCATCACGCCGCTCGCTCGCGGGTTTTTCGTCCGTGATGACCCAGGGCTCGTCGTACAGGTCCCGAGCGCACTCTATGAAACACGTGTGCACAAAGACGTCGTTGCTCGGCAATTTCAAAGAAATTTTCTTGGACGTTTTGTCTATGCGGATTGCGCTCAGAATCTTCACGTGGATCACAAAGACGGCCGCTATGAGCCGAGGGAACAAGGGGCACTCCTTCATGATGTTCGCCACGTGTTCCTTGACCTTGACGTTCGACCACTCGCTCTTAATCTTACGGAGATTCTGACGGTAATTATCCACAAGTTTACGGTCCTTATTCTCTTTTTTGGTATCTTCCCAGATCACCCAGAAGGTATCCACGAGTTCTGGAAGCATGGCCGTGACGAGTTTGCTTGAAAAGCGACGTTCGGCATCGTTAAGAACCTCCATGAGTCTACTACGCTCCAAGTAAATTAATCACTGTCCTTTTCGCAACCGCGCCGCCGTCTTTTGAAGGTTCGCCAGGCCCGAAAACAGGTCGTCGCCCGGCAAGGGCTCTTGGACAGGCGCAGAAGCCCTCGGGACCGCTTGGGCCCACGAGACCATGAAGTGCCCGTGTTCAGTCCCGCGCGTCACCTTGTATCCCGCCCTCTTGAGTTGGCGCTCGATGTACTCCGTGGCTTCTGAAAAGGGGTACATGGGAAATCCAAGGACCATCGGCGGAACGACGAGGGTCGCGAACGTCTCACGACGGTCCGCAGCCGCCTGGACCTTTCGTGAAAACTGTTCAAGAATCGTCTGGTACGTCTGCTTTCGAACGTTCCGGCGCTGGTGCTCACGCTCAGCGAGTTCCCTCGCACTTATCATCCTAGGAAAACCAGAGACTTTCTCACTTGTACACGTACGCATCGAGTCCAGGCAAGTTCTTGGTCTGGGCCAGGGCCTGTTGGACCTGGGTCGCCAGGGAGTCCTCGACATCCTTGTATGACTGGTACCGGTCGGGCATGAACGCCTGGAACGGGCCCCGAGCATCAGGAGAGCTCGATGTCACTTGCTTGAGGATCTGGACCGTGCCATCCTGGGCGACGGTGGCTGTCACGTCGTACTGGTTTCCGAAAAACCCACGGGTATCGAGGAACAAGAATCGTCCGCTGTACTCCGTACCGCCCTGTGAAGTGCTTGAGGGCGTGATGAAGACGGTGTCGACAGGCTGAAGCCAAGGGGCCCCGGCCTGTATCTTTTCTATGATGGCCTGAATGATGCTCCGGGGAACGACAGGCGCTCCAGGGGGAGGGACCGACACGTAAAAGGAACTCGAGTTCCAAAAGAGAAAGGCTGTTGTGGCCGCCACGAGACCCAAGATGAGTACGTCGACCTTTCCGGCCCCCATCTCTGTGTTAATACAGGCCCTCAAAAAAATTATGAAAGTGTATGGCTCTGCTCATCTTTAGCGACAAGTGCCAATTTTCTTTTGAAATTTTAAATTTCGTCAAGAGCAACCCGAGCCTTGGACAGATGCTCCGGTACCATAACGTCTCGACCCACGGGCGCCCGTCGAACCCGAACGTGACGCGTGTTCCCACGCTCGTGACGGCCGAGGGACAGATTCTCGTCGGGTCCGAAGTCCGAAACTGGCTCGAGTCTATGCTTCCTGTAGAGATCGAGATGTGGAGCGGTCCTGGAGGGCTCTTGACCGCTTCGCTCGACGGGGCCGAGGGCGGCCCTGACCTGTTCGCACTCGATTCGTACGGACAATCCATGCAGCCCATACTGACACCTGAACTCAAAGAGAAGATTGGAAAGAGTGTCACGGATGCTTATCAACAAAAGAAATCAAGTTAAAAGGGACCCGTCCGAACACTCTAATGCACTTTCGGACCGTTCAGGCGAACGCTATTAAAGGAATATTCGAAGTCCTCAAGGATATCATCAACGATGTGAATGTCATCTTTGACTCTTCGGGTATGAAGATCCTGACGCTCGACACGGCCAGGGTGACGCTGGTCCATATGACGCTCGCGGCCGAGAATTTCGAAGAGTACTCGTGTCCTCAGCCCATCACGGCCGGTCTGAACATGGGCAACACGTTCAAGCTCCTCAAGTCGGTCTCGACGGCCGATACGCTCGAAATGAGCATCAAGGGCACAGAGCACCTCGAGTGCCACATCGAGAATGTGGCCAAAAAGTCCAAGACGAGTTTTAAACTGAAGCTTTTGGACATTAACGAGGACATACTCGAGGTTCCCGATATTTCCATGGATATCATCACGACCATGCCAAGCATAGATTTTCAGCGTATCGCCCGAGACATGGGCAACTTGGCCCGGGACATGGAAATTGTACGCGAGGGCCAAATGCTCACATTCTCGTGCTGCGGCGACTTTGCGGACCAACAGACTGTCCTCGAGTTTCCCGAGACGGTCCCGAACCGTACGGGCTCTTCGTACAATCTCAAGTACATCAACATGTTCACGAAGGCGACGAGTCTTTGTTCATCCGTACAACTTCTTCAGGATTCATCAGACCAAGACATGCCAATCGTGTTCAAGTACGGTATAGCCAACCTCGGTGACGTCAGGTTCTACTTGGCCCCGAAAATAGAAGAGTCTTAAAAGAAAAAGTTTTAAAAAAAATAAAATGGAAGCCCGGTTCAACGAAAAGGTACGTGAGTTTCAGGCCCTTATAGAAGAGACTCGGGACCCGAGGGTCCGGAGCGCCCTCGAGGCTGAAATGTATGAATATATGATTCTTTCTGCGCCCTTTATCCGTGAGTACCATGAAGAGACGGACGCCACGGTCACGAGCACGAAAAAGGTCGCCGGAGTCCAGATCCAGTCTCGAAAGGGCATACAGCGCCAAGACATATACAAGTCGTACCTCGAGAATGTCGAGGGCCGGGACATGCCAACGGCCCGACGACGAGACGAGGCGCACCTTTTACCGTGTAGGGCCTGTGGAGCCATGTACTCGAAAGTGCTCGATGAAGTCTCTTCGGAAGAGATCTGTAAAGAGTGTGGCGTGTCCGAGTTCTTTTTGGGCGACGAGGTCGGCTTCAAGGAGGAACAAGAGATGGAGAAGAACATCGTATATTCATACAAGCGTGAAAACCATTTCAACGAATGGGTCAGTCAGTTCCAGGCCAAGGAGTCGACGAGCGTCCCGAAAGAAGTCATAGAACAGCTTCGGGCCGAGTTCAAAAAACAAAGGATCAAGGACCTTTCGGAGATTACGCACGAAAAGGTCAAGGCCCTACTCAAAAAGCTCGGACACTCGCGGTTCTATGAACACGTGCCGTACATCACGACGATTCTCAACGGGATACAGCCCCCGACCATGAGTCAGGCTCTTGAGGAGCGTCTCAGACTCATGTTTTATCAGATTCAAGAACCTTTTGAGAAACATCGACCAAAGGATCGAAAGAACTTTTTGTCCTACTCTTTCGTTCTTTACAAAATGTGTGAATTACTCGGCGAAGACGATTACCTCCCGTGTTTTCCCCTCCTCAAGTCCAAGGAGAAATTGTACAAGCAAGATGAGATCTGGAAGGGCATCTGTAAAGAACTTAAGTGGGCCTTCTACAAGACCATCTAATAAAGCAGACGCGCGTCTGTCTGGAAAAATGCTGTGGCCCCAGCACGTGTTCTTCACGCAAGTGGTCCTGGGCACCACAACCTTGTGGTCCGTGGCCCCTGACGTACCCATGGCCGTGTTCCTCGCGCCCTGGGCCCCTCCGTGGTCTCTCGTACAAGACTGGTGGCTCTATTCAGTCTTGTACAAGGTCCCGCATTCTTTTTTGTTCTTACTTTTGATCCGGAACGAGAGGATCAGGAAAATATGGGCCTTGCACATCTTTCTCGACGTGCTGACTCATACGGGCCGGTGGTCCATAGAGCCCTTTTGGCCCTTGGGTGGACCTGTGGCCGGGTTCGGAGACGCGTATGTATGGGTCTAGGCCGCCTTGAGCCGCCGGCTCCGGCCCCGACTCGTGTTCTTCTTTTTGACCAAGGCCATGGCGCCTATAGTTCCTATGACTGCAGACTCCACGGGGTACCGAACTGCCGCTCGACCCGCCTTTTTGAGTGCGAGCGCGAGACCGCTCCCGAGAGTACCCGTCATGTCGGCCGCAAAGGCTCGTGAAAATGAATTGGCGCCCTGAAGAGTCGGCGCCGTCCCCTTGTACTGCATGTACGCATATACAAAGTGACCTATGATCTGAGCAATCTTGTACCGGATGGTGCTACTATTCGCGGCGCCCCGAATACTCTTATCAAACGCATTCCCTATCATTCGCGTGGCCTGCGCAAAGTACGTCGAATTTGTTGATATCAGGACGCTCTGTACGATACCAGACAGGGCCGTGAACGTCACAAACCATCCTATGGTCATCACGGGGGTCGCCATGGCCAAATTCATGCGGCCCTGACGTACGGCCCGGAACGTTTGAGGCAGACCGAACACGAGCTGGATCGTGAACCTTGGGTCGGCCCACGCCGCTGGAAAAAAGCGCTGAATGCCCTGAACGGCTCCGTACGCGATGAAAGATTGTGTCGCTGTGTGGAGCACGTGCTTTGTTTTCACAAAGCGAATAACGGGCCGAGGGGCGCTCGGTTCAATATTCCCGGCCGCAACAGTCGCAAGCATATCAAGTGCTTGTTTGTTCGGACTCCTCCGACCACCGTACAAGTTTGGAGGGCTCATATTACTTTATGTTACGAGTTTATTTCTTCCGACCAAAGACCTTTCGGTACTTGCTGTGGATCCAACGCGCATCCTGCTTGTAAATGCGACTGGCCCGAGGCAACGTCCGCTTGGTCAAGGTGCTTATGGCCACGAGGCGCTTCACGACGGCGTGCGGGTCCTCACGGCCCTTGGAGACCGCCTTGGTCAGGGCCTTGTGACGATTGGTCGGCGCCTCGACCGGGTGGTACCCGTACGAGGTCAACATGCCCTTCTTCAACCGGCCTATCACCTTGGGGCTCTTGCCTATGGCCCCCACATCCTTGGTCGGGACGGGACGCACGCGGGTCAGGCCCGCCTTGCGCACGTACGAGTACGGCTTGCGCTTGGTCGTCCCCTTCACGAAAATGCGCTTCTGCTTCCGGTGCATGATGTATCCGGACCGAATGATATGAGTCATTTACTAAGGGCCAAGATTTT